ATATATTAACATAATAATTTATTAAAATATATATTTCTAATTATATAATATAAAGATGAATTTGAGAAATAGCAAATACTCACCAGATATAACATATTATGATGCATTTATATCAGGAACAACACAAGATGGAAGCTCAAAATTAGCATCATTTGAAGAGACAAGAACTGAACCAATATTACAAAAATGTAATGACTACTACATGTCAGTCGTAAAATTTCAGGTAGACGCAAGCGGGATACCATTATTTGTATGCCCAGTGATTCCGAATCCATTAGACGCAACTGATCCAAATTACACACCATTTGTGGTGTCAATGTCATATAATAATGTATTATACAGCCAAAACGTAATATTTTATCCCCATGATAATGGACCAATACCACAATCGCCCTCAAATACAACTATACCTAAAAGACCACAAAATACATCAACATTTTATTATAATGTATATTATTATAATGCATTTATAGCAATGGTAAACGATACAATTACAAAAGTATTCAATAAAATGCAATTAGCAAATTCAATATTATCAGGAACTCAAGCACCATATTATAAATATGATGCAACAACTGAATTGATTAGATTGTATGTACCAAATTATGATATATCTGGGATAAATCCGTATTTAAGTCAATTTACATCACTAGGTACGCCAATTTTTCCACAACCAGTAGGAACAATATACATGTTTTTAGATCCAAAATTATATGGTTATTTTGATGCAATTCAATCATTTTATAATATTTCCTATTTAACAACAATACCAAATTTTATGATGATATTTAGAGATTTAAAGAATTATGAATACACACCAGAAAATGTAGCAAATACGCCGATAACAAATCAGACATTATTAAATATATCAACACCTGATATAATAGTTGGGAATACAGATATTTACACTGTTCAGCCACCATGGTTATATTATCAACAAGAATATTCAATAATTTCATCATGGAATTCATTGGTATCAATAGTATTCATAACAAAATCATTACCAATAGTTGGTGAATCAATCCCAACTATCTCTGAAATTACAGGCCAAGACAACTCAGGCTCATCATTCAGAAATATTATTAGTGATTTTACACCGGACATCGGCGTAACAGGATCACAAAGAAATGTATTTACATATGTTCCTAGTGGGCCCTATAGGTTAATATGTTTAAATTCAGATCAACCATTAGTGAAAGTTGATTTTCAGACATATTGGCAAGATAAAAACCAAGTACTACATCCACTATTTGTTTCATATGGAAAGGTCAATACATTAAAATTAGGATTTTTCAAGAAATCATTATATGATAGTTCACAATTACAATAATTAATAATGATGGAAATAATTTATAAATATAGAAATAATATAATTATCTAATATATATTATATGAGTTTAAACATTACACCAATTAAAACAGTAGCCGTTGATGATCCGAGAACTAGTGTTCATGGCAGAGAATTTGCAATATTAAAATCAGCAAAGGAGAACACATTTCAAGTAATAACAACTACAAATGTAAGCACATCAAGTATTACTTATAATATTAAGGTTCCATCAGTTAATACATTTGTAAATAAAACAATTTACCAAAGAGTTCCCGTAAGAATAGTATTGAATGCGCCAGTTGGGAATGTAAATCCGAATCCGCTTTTGCGTCCTAACTATTTCGCACCAAGAGCATTCCCTCTCACCCAGTCCATGTCAAATCTTCAAGTAAATTTTGCAGGAAAATCATCATCCCTTGAAATTGGTGATATGTTCAGCGCTTTATGTCGTTATACATTTGATTCTGAGTTAAAAAATCATGAAATGTCAATAACACCATCTTATTTAGATACATCATCAAATTATGAAGATTTAATCGGATCAATAAAAAGTCCTCTATCAGGCTACTCAGATGCATCAGACGATGCAACAGGAGGTAGAGGTGGATTTCCAGAATTTAACGTAGTTTTGAATACGGCCAATCAAGCTATCATAGACTTCATTTTTACAGAACCATTATTTATCTCTCCATTGGCATGGAATAAATATACACCTGCCTTGTATGGATTACAAAATATGGACGTCATAGCCTCATTTTATACAACTGCCGCATCAAGAATGGTCTCTATAGCATATTCTGGTGCATTAGCAGGAGCACAAATCGCATCATCAGCAATTGCATTTAATAATTTTGAATCATTAGGTGGTGGTACTTTTTCATATGGGCTTGCATCGCCTCAGTTATTGGTAGAATTTTTGACACCATCTGCTATCCAAGTGATACCAGACTCGTTGAGTTACCCATACCAAAGGCTACAAAGATACCCAACGGATTTTTTGATAACAATGGAACCAAACGTGACCAAGTTATTAACATCAAATAACATATCATTTAATTCAATACCTGAATCAGTTTATATATTTATAAGAAATAATAATCAAGTAATGCAATCATCACCAAATTATACAGATTCTTTTGCAAGAATAGATCAAGTGCAAATTAATTTTAATAATAGATCAGGATTATTTTCGCAATGCAGTAGACAACAGTTGTATTCAATTGCGAGAAATAACAATTGCAACTTAAATTGGAATGAATGGGGAGGAATAATGAATCAAGCTAGTTCATTCACCCAAAAATTTGGAGGTATTGGATCAGTATTAAAATTAAATTTTGGTCCAGATATCGGGTTGGCAGAAAGTGAATGTGCTGGGCTTTCAGGAAATTTTCAATTTCAATGTACAGTCTTGGCAACAAATATTAATCAAGTTATGACAATGACACCAACATTATATGTTATTAGTGTAGAGTCCGGTGTATGTACTATTCTTGGGGGTACTTGCGATTTTGACATTGGAATTGTATCAGTTAATGACATTTTATCCAGTCAGACAGAAGGACATGCACGAGCAAGTTATTACGATGTATATGGATCAGTTGGGGGAGGTAATTTCTTTTCATCTTTAAAAGATTTTGGACATAATTTATATGAAAAAATAAGAAAAGGATATGAAAAAGTTAAACCATACGTGTCGAAAGCATTAGAATATGCTCCATATGTTGCGCCATTATTGGGATTGGGAGCAAGAAAAAAAGTTATAAGAAATAGAGCAGTAAAACAAATGAGAAGAGGATATGGCGGAGGTGAATTAGAACCATATGAAAATTATGATAATGAAGAAGAACAAGATGATATTTATGATGATGTAGATGAATATAATGATAATGATAATGACAACGGAGGACGTATGATGACAAATAAAGAAATAAGAAATAAATTAGAAAAAAGATTAAGATAAATTTAAATAAATTTTTATATAAGAAATATTTTTATATAAGAATTAATATTTTTGTTTATATAAGAAAAATTATTTTATATAATAATATTATAAACATGTCAAAATTAATCAGAAAACAATCAAAGAAATCAGAAGTGATAACAAAAGAAGAATATGAGAGAATGATGCAAGAAGAGGATTTAAATTTAATTGAAGATTCTGAAGATTCAGATGATTTATCAAGTGATGATAAAGAAATAATATCAAAGCCAAATAAGAAGACACTAACATATGATGAAGCTTTAAATATTCAAGAAGCTTTAGAAGATAAAGCATTTAAAGCAAATTCAATAAAAATAAATAAATTAAAGATAAAGAAAGGTATAAAAAGAAGTGATAATCCAACAATTCAAAGATTATATGATAATCAGACAAAGGAATTAAAAGAATTAGAAAAAACGAAAATATCAAGAGGTAAATATAAAGATAGACAAAAACCACAATATTTATTTGTGACAATATCACCAAAGCAATGCGAAATTGAAGATTTAAAAAAGATAGTTAAAGAATTAAGAAAGAAAGAATGGTTTATATTACTATCATATACATTTGAACAAAGAAGTGATGATTTAGAGAATATGGGATATGGAAAACACATACATATGATAATAATAAATAATAAACCACCGAGTCAAGTGATAGAGTCAATACATTGTAAGATTAATAAATATTGTGAAAAAGAAAAGATTGATATTAGATTATTACAGGATGACAAAGAGAAAGAAAGAACAGAAAAGTACATGCAAGGTTTAAAATTAGGTGATAAATATGAAAAATCAAAAATTGATATAGAATGGAGAAAAAAAAATAATTTGGATAATATATATATTGTGAGAGGTGAAACAAAAAAAATAATGGTAGATGTTGAGAAAGTGGAGAAATTATATGAAGAAGAAATAATTGATGGTGAATTATATGCATTAATAAATAAAAATGGTGTAATTCATAGATTTAAAATATAAATATATATTATATGTTGATGTAATATATAATATAAAGCATAATTTTAACAAATATATTATATGTGAAAGACACATAATATATTATTTATTTTTAACAGATTTAACAAATAAAAGCCATTTATCATGATTCAATTCAAGATAATGATTAATGAAAGGTTCACCAAGGCAATTATTGCCAATAGATACACCAATATATTTAATTATAGAATTTTTGTTCTCATTGACATAATTTAGAATTATACAATTAAAAGGATCATTGAGAGAATAAGAATCCAATTCAATGCACACTATTGGTTCATTTAAAGAAACACAAAAAGTTTTAACAATTGGATGACCAAGAGAAAGAATAGGACAAATGACGCGTTCAAAATATTTTTGAACATATGATATATAGCGAACATCATTAAGATTAGAGAATTCTCCATAATAAGAAGATAGAGGGTTATAATATTCTGAAAATTGAATAAATGAATATACTTGATCAAATAATTTATCATATTTTTCAAATTTATTTATTTCTATATCATTATTTATTTCTATATCATCATAAGAATTTGAAATAAGTTTACAACCACATTCAAGACAATAACAATGACATCCATTATATTCATCTGTAACATTAAAATCATTATGGCAAGATTTGCAATAATGATGACTACATATATTTTCAGAACTATTTTTAAAATTAGAACTCATTTATATATATTACTTATAGAAAAAAATATAAATGATATTATTAAAGTTTATATAAAATAGAATAAGCGTTTTCAACTTTCCATTTTGGGAGGTTTCTGATAAGTTTAATACATTCTTTTTTGATATTTAAAATTTCAATATTTGTATATTGATTATCATATTCTTCTTGTGAATCAGAATATGAATCATTATCATCAGATTGATATTGTTCTTCTTCATCATTTTTAAATTTATTTTGTTTTTTACTCATTTCTATATATATATGATATATTATATATAAAAATTATGCGATTTCTTGAAAATAATGAATGGATAACCTGTATTGTTCATATTCATAACCGTTTGTAATACCATTAAGATTATTAAATTTTAATATATAATCTATATCAAGATTTTGAAATATTTTTGGATATAATTGAGGTTTACAATTAAGACATTTACAATTGGATGCAACATGTATAAATCTTTTGAATCAACGCTACAACCTTTAACACGTTTGATAAATTTATTATTTTTAAATCCAGTTGGAGATTTATATATTATTTTTGAAATATCTCTACAATGAGTTTCTTTTTTAATATCTGTGTATAAAATACGAATAAAATCATATAATTTTGGCATTTTCTATATATTAATTATATAAAAAAATTTTCATAATATATAATATATAAAAAATGCAAGATTACGATGATTATGATGATTCTGATGAATGTAAAGAAAATTGTTACTGTAGAAATTGTAAAGATTCATTTAATGATAATGATAAATATGATGGTTGTTATCATAGATGTGCCAGATGTGATAATAAATTTCATTCGAATGTTTATTCATGTTGTAAAGAAGAAGAAAAAAAAGAACATGTTAGAAAATGTATAAGATTTGATTTAGATAAAGAAGATTTTGAAAAAATGGATCAAGAAACATTTATTAAATGGAGAGAATTAAGAAATAATTATGAATTAGAACAGAAGATAAAAAAAGAAGAAAATGAAAAAAAAAAAGCAGAAACAATAAAACAAGTTGAATCTTTAAAATTAGAAATAAAAATTTTTATAATAAAAATATTAAGAAAAGTTAATTCACAAAAATATGGAAAAGAAAACACTGAAAAATATGAAAATATGAGCTTAGAAACATTAAGAGAAATGTTTAACGATAGAATAGAAATATTAAATATATTTAAATAATTTTTATATAAATATATTATATGAAAATATCTAAAGCAAAATTAAAGATAATGGTAGAATGTAAGACGATGATGGATTTTGTAAGAAATAATAAATACCAATTCATATTTTTATGCGCAAGATATAGATTAAATAAAAATATTGCGGACATAATATGCGAATATTATACAAACAGTACATTTACATGTAAATACATGTTCTTGTATTATGAACGAGATCTACGTAAATATAAAGATAATAAATATAGAGATGATAATCATTTATGGGCAAGAATAATAAAGAAATACAAGAATCAAAATATAAATAAATTATCAAAGTTAAACATACTAATGTGTGATTATTATATTTCAGAGATATTCAAGAAGGAAAGAAAATTAAAAGAGAAAATAAAATGAACAACCGTTTATCATTATAAGCATAAAAAACAACCCTTTAAATTATCATAAAATACTAATAGCAAAAATAATTAATGATGTAAACTATAATATAAAGAATATTATAATTTAATGTAACCCAATTAATTATCTACAATATATTATATGGAAATACAACAACAAAAAATTTATGGCTATCTCAGAGTATCAACCGGAAAACAGGATACAAGTAATAACATCAACGAAATTTTACGATTTGCGAATGAAAAACAGTTGATAAATTCAAATATCATCTGGATTGAAGAAACAGTATCAGGAAGAAAGGATTGGCGCAAACGAAAATTAGGTGAATATTTTGAAAAAATGAATTCAGGTGACACTTTAATAATGTCTGAATATTCGAGAATAGGCCGTAATATGTATCAGTCAGTTGAATTTATAGCTGAGTGCAGAAGAAAAAAAATAAATATCTATTCCACAGTAGGAGACATCCCACAAACAGATTCAGCAACAGACTGTCTTTTATTAAGTATAAAAGCATATATGAGTCAGATAGAAAGAGACAACATAAGTTACAGGACCAAAATAAAATTACAATCATTAAAAGAGCAAGGATTTCAATTAGGACGTCATAGACGTATGATTCTTGATGGGATTGATAATTCAGAAACAGAAAAACACAGTAATGAAATAAAATCATTGATAAATCAAGGGGTAAAATTAAAAGTAATAGCGACAAGATTCAAAACGTCAACCATCACTCTGCGAAAGTTCATTAAAAAATATAATTTGCAAGAATCGAAGAAATTGGAAAATATTGAGAAAAATAAAGAAATTTCAAAAACTGAGAAATAGATTCAGAAAAAATATAAAATTTTTAATGAACACTGAACATGAAGCACTTTTAAAATCATGAAGAATTTCAAAATACATATTTTCAATAAAAATAAATTTTGCATAATTTTTACACTTCAGTGTCTTAATCACTTTAAAAATATGAAAAAATGGAAACGTTTTTTTTCTTCAAAATCAAGGAGTATACGGATTTTAAAATAATTTTATACATTTTTATAGATTTTAGTATATATACCAACAATCTCATAAACAATTATGAAATTTTTAATGGAAAAAAATAAATATATACATACCATTTCATAAACAATTATGAAATTCTTCATGAAAAAAAAATATTATGTAATACATATCTTTTTTTAAATTTCATAAAGAATTATGAAATTTTTAATGACTTTTCATAAAATATTTGTAAATTATGAATGAAAGAAATATAATGAATCATATATACTTTTTATAATTTCATAAAGAATTACAAATATATTAATAAAATATCATAAATAATTTATAAATTCTAAATAACATATAACATTAATAATAATATAAAATACAATAAAATACAATAAAAAATGAATATATATAATGCGCGCGCGATTTAATTGGGACTTGTTCAAAAGACATCAAATTTCAAAAAATAAAATAAAATCCACTTAAAATAAAATATAAGAATATATATATATATAGATGAATGCAATTCAACAAAGATTAAAACAGTTATATCTCCAAAAGGCGAGAATGGAAGGCAAAGCAGTCGGATCTGCATTAGTTGGAGGACGTAGAAGAAGAGCAGGTGCATTAGTTGGAGGAAAAAGAATGATAAGGTATGAATCAGAACTACAAAGACATAAAGCATCAATGAGAGGAGCAAAAAAGAATCCATGGTTAGCAGTGAAAAACCAAGTATTTGAAAGATTAGCAGGAAAAGGATATACATTTAAAGAAATGATAGCAGAAGCACAAGCAGAATATTATAGATAAACTAATTAATTATATAATTAAATATAATTAAAAAGGATAGATTAAACGAACAAGTTTAATAAAAGAAATGGAAATATAAATAATATCAAGAATAAGAACAATTTGAACAAGTGAATTAATTTTAATAATATAACGAATCATAAAAATATAAAAGAAAATAATTTATACAATATAACATCCATTTTCATATAAAACATAATTTGGGAACGTTTTTGAGACTAACACCCAACGTGATTTAAGATTTAGAATACGATGAATTGATTGTTTGGACAGGCCAAGATAATTTTTAAGAGCATACGTAATAGCATAAGTATTACCACCTCGCGGAAACACAGTTATATTATCACATTCATTAAATATGACTCTCCCATCCTTTTTTTCATTTGGATTTATCAAATGGCTCGTTATGATACAATATATCTGTTGCTCGCGACCAACCTCCAAAATATCTTTCATCAGATTAGATAAACTATTTTTTATTCCTTTATCTGAAAATGTTGCATAATCATCAAATACAACGCAAGCCCCATTTTTAAGCTCTTTGATAATATCAATTGGATTATTTACCATATCTTGATTAATCGGAAACCAAATAGGGTTTAAATGGTCAATGGCCTTGTCTGATTCTTTTCTTGAAAATATATATATTTTGTATTGTGGGAATGCTTTTTTAAATGTTTTGAGGTATTCGCCAACTAATGTACTTTTTCCGCAACCAGATGGACCACATATATACACACATTCTCTTTTTAAAATATTTGGAACAGGTAAAATTTTTGATTTGAACTGGACATCAGATCCAAGTTCGCCAATTCCTTCATCAAGAATATTAATTGTGGCACGGCCAACATTAGAGCCAGTTTTAAATTTTGCAATAGGCAAACCTTGTTTAAGTGAGAACATATTATATATAAATATGATATAAAATAGTTAAAAAAACTAAATAAAATAATAAAAATACTTTAAAAAGGTAAAAATAAAAAGAAAAATAGAATGAAAGAGATAAGGTAAATTTTAGAGATAAAAATAAAAATATAATAAATATTTTCTATATAATATATATATGAAGATGGAGAAAGATTTAATAAATAAAGTTGAAGAAGTTGAAGAAGTTGAAGAAGTTGAAGAAGTTGAAGAAGTGAAAGAGGTAAAAGAAGAATTAGAAAAAGCAAAAGAAAAAGCAAAAGAACTATTCAATAAGAAGGATTCAGAATTTAATGAAGAGAATTTAATAAAAGGGCTAAATAAGATAATTGAAGATCAAGAAATGATAATAATGGGAATAAAAATAAGTAAAATGAAAGAAATTGAGAATTTAGCAAAAGAATTAATGCAATTAGATTTAGGAGACATAAAGATGATGGAATACAGCAAAGATGAATTAAAAGAGGTTTCAAAATCATTAAGAAATTTAGTCAATGCAATAAAAAGAATTAAATAAATTATAATATAATATACTAATATAAGTATAGTATATTATATGAAAGAAATAGGAAGACCAAAAAAGAATGATGAGGATAAGGTAAAAGGAAATGAACGTATACAATGTGATATATGTGATAAATCATATACACGATATAATAGTTCTAAGCATAAAAAGACAAAGTATCATGAGATATATAAAAAAGCATTAGAAATATTTAAACAGATAATGCATGAATATGAAAGATCGAAAGCATTGGATGACATAGTAAAAGAAAGATATGTTGATACTAACGGAAATATAGAATATTTAACAAAGAAGCAATATAATTTTTATTCAATGATGCCAAATAATGTCCCAAAATATAAAAAATTATAATATAAATTAATATTATATGAGTGTAAATTCTTTGTTTCAAAAAAATGACTACACGTTATTCTGTAATCAAATATCGAATGTCAACGGAATAATTGGAAATACAGGACCTGCTGGAACGCGAGGAGATACTGGAATGACAGGATGTACTGGAGTTACTGGACCTACTGGAGTTACTGGACCTACTGGAGTTACTGGAGTTACTGGACCTACTGGAGTTACTGGACCTACTGGAGTTACTGGAGTTACTGGACCAACTGGAGTTACTGGAGTTACTGGACCTACTGGATCATCAGGATTTACTGGACCAATAGGATTTACTGGACCAACAGGACCAACAGGACCAAATATTCCGATTGTATCTGTAGGATCTTCTTTTACAGCAAATTCCAATACATCGTATATAGGAACTGGATTTTCAACAGGTACGATGACTTTGAACGGAGCGCCGACTGTAGGCGATATCATCACTTTTTCATCTTGGTCAAATGCAACATGGAACATACAAGCTGGGGCAGATTCGGCATTTTTATTAATCAGTGATGGATTAATCACAGCCTACAATGCTATTATTGTACCTAATAACTCAGTCACAAGCTTTTCTGTATCACTAATATGTGTATCTCACGTAGGTTCCTTTATTCAGTGGAATATCCAATCATCAACATGTGGCTGGCAATGGAATAATCAATCGCTGTGTATATCTCAATTAAATGATTTATCAGACATTGCAATAAGCTTACCATTAAATAAACAAGGATTATTATATAATTCAATAGCTTCAAAATGGGAGAATTCAACTATATTTAATTCAATAAGTCAAACATATACAGTTTATGTTGATAAAAGTGGTAGTGACACAGCATTAAACGGTGCAATCAATAATCCGTATTTAACAATTTCATATGCCATGTCCCAAATCACTTTTGCAACATCATCTCAAAGAGTACAGATAAGAGTATCAAGCGGAGATTATACAAATAATTTCTCAATAAAAGCCAATGTGGCGATCATAGGCTCAAATAGTGTAACAACACGCATTGAAGGAAATATTGATTTAAACGATACCTCATGGAATAATTCAAATGATAACAGATCATCGTTTCAAAATATCACAATAGGACTTGCAACAACACTGGATTTTACTACACAAAGTAGTACAGCCGGAAAACTATATTTCTATGGTTGCAGATTTAATAATACATTAACATTAATTGGATATAACGCTATTAATCAAGTGGAGTGTGACTACTCAGTGTTCTTTAACGGATACAATCAGACAGCATGTGACAATTATTTCAGCTCATGTAGTTTTTATGGAGGAACCATACAATTAAATAGCTCAACATTAGCTGGAAATCCAACAATATTAACTTTTTATGGCGGAGGTACTGAAGCAAACATAATTTCGACCTATATCTCAACAAATACAGTCACATTGACATTATTAAGCTTTGGAATTCAAGGAACATTAAGTATCAGTGGTTCCCAATCGATATTATATGCAACAGCGGACTCAATACCTCTAAATGGGGTATCAGTAGCATCTGGAGCTATACTAAATTATCTCAATGATAGCAACGCATTACAATATAGTTGTACAAATACCGCAAAATGGGCAACACCTCACGTAATGTCACTGCAATCAGCATTGGACCGAATCGCAAATGTAGTTGGGGCTACTATTCCAATTCCTTAAATAGAATATAAATTATATAATTAAAATATAATTTATTTAATTTTTTTACGATTTTTAATTTGTGAATATTGAATTGCCACACCTTGTATGATAGCCTTTTTACGAGCAATTTTACGTGTATTTTCATCATAAAAATAATAGTGGTGACCTTTACGGCCGTATTGATAGAAATAACCGTCTTGATCAATTTTTTTAAAAATTGGCATGATATAATATAAAAAATATATTAATATTATATAAATGTCAGTAAATTCGCTATTGAAAACAAACGATTATATATTATACTGTCAGAAAATAAACAGTATCACAACTCAAAATGGTACGACAGGTCCAACTGGTCCAATTGGACAAACTGGACAACAAGGTCAATCAAGTGATGCAACAGGAGCAACTGGACCAACGGGACAAATTGGACAAACTGGACCAATAGGGCAAGCAGGCCAAATAACACAAATTGAATATTATTATGGATTAACTGCACCATATTCATATGTATTTTTAAATCCAAATGCAAATTTTGGAACAGTAAATATAACGACAGAAAGTAATAATTTTATAGGGAATTCAACAGGAATAACATACAATGGAATTTCAAATACATTTGAACTAAATGCAACTATATCATGGACAGTTGATTATAACACATATATATATATGTCATTAACAAAAAATAATGTGGAAATACAAACAGCAAGAACATATAATTATTGTTTTGCTGGAGAATATAGTCAAGTGACAATAAATGCAATAGTATCATTAAATAATGGTGATGTATTAAATATAATTGGAAAATATCCAAATGCAGAATTTCCAATTGACATAACGATAAATATGCAAAGTTTTTCAGTAAATATTTTTGAGATATTATAAATTAAAATATAGAATAATAATATAATAAATGAGCGTAAATTCACTATTTAAGACAAATGATTATGTATTGTATTGTGAGAAAATAAACAGTATCACAAATCAAACTGGTACGACAGGTCCAACTGGTCCAATTGGACAAACTGGACAACAAGGTCCATCAAGTGATGCAACAGGACCAACTGGAGTTACTGGAGTTACTGGACCAACTGGACCAATAGGACAAGCAGGCGAAATAACACAAATTGAATATTATTTTGGAGAAAATACAGCACAATCATTTAATTTAAGTTTAGGATCAAATGCATTAATAATAAATACATTAGTACAAAGCAATAATTTTAATATAGAACCATCAGGTATAACGTACAATGGAATTTCAAATATTTTTCAAATAAACGCAACGATATCATGGTCAACACCAACAAATACGATTTTTAGTATACATCCTACAAAAAATGCAATAATAATACCAAATTCAACGACATATAATTATTGTTTTGGAAGTGAATATACACAAGCGACAATAAATGTGACAGTTCAATTGGTAGAATATGATGTGTTAAACTTTACAATGACATATTTGAGTGGTGCATCTACAACAACGATAAATGTACAAAGTTTTTCAGTAAATATTTTTGAGATATTATAAATTAAAATATAGAATAATAATATAAATGTCAGTAAATTCACTATTCAAGCCAAATGATTTTGCATTAAATTGTTATGCTATAAACACAAAAATTTCACAAGCTGGATACACAGGACCAATGGGACCGACTGGACCTCAAGGAATCACAGGTGCATCTACGGGAGCAACTGGACCAACAGGACCTCAAGGCAATCAAGGTCCAACAGGACCAACAGGACCAACTGGAGTTGTGGCAAATTACAATTATTGGTATGGAATAAATGCACAACAATCAAACACATTATCAACAACAGTTGGATCAAATTATTATATCTCAAATTTTGTGACAGCATCTGGCAGTAGCACTTTTTCATCAACAGCATCAGGTATTGCGTATAGTGGTCCAGCATCACTCTTTTTAGTAAATGCAACAATTCCATGGATGGCAAACGGTAATTCCAATTTTTTTATGACAATATATAAAAATGGGTCAGAAATAGTAGGAGCAAGATCATACAATTATTGTCCAGCGAACGAATATGCACAAAATTCAATAAATGCAATGGTAAATTTAAGTAGTGGTGATATACTACAATTTTATGCACAATATTATTTAGGTTCAGCATCTGGGACATTTATTGTTATTACGCAAAGTTGTTCAGCAAATATAACACAAATTTTAAATACATAAATTTTAAATGAATAAATTTAAAATATAGAATAATAATATAATAAATGTCAGTAAATTCACTATTCAAGCCTAATGATTACGAATTAAATTGTTATTCTATAACGACACAAATACCACAAAGTGGTCCTACAGGCCCACAGGGATTCACTGGACCGATAGGTCCCACAGGGCCAAGTGGAGGACCTACTGGACCAACTGGACCAGCTGGACCAATTGGAATAACAGGTGTTACTGGGCCAACTGGTGAGATTGCTTTATATGATTGGTTTTTTGGTTCATTCCCACAAACAAATTATACGTTATCAACGACTATTGGTTCAAATTTTACAATGCAAGCATTTACAAAATTAAATGGAAATAATTTTAATGTAGTATCATCAGGTGTTCAGTATATTGGCCAAGGCTCATCCTTTTTGATAAATATGACAGTTCCATGGTCTGCAAACGGGAATTCCAACTTTTATTATACCATATTGTTGAATGGATCTGAGATATCAGGAGCAAGAACATATAATTATTGTGTATCGAATCAATATACACAGAATACGATAAATGTAATGGTTGCGATGAATACAAATGATATATTATCTGTATATGCACAATATACATTGGGTGTGGCGTCAGGAACATTTATTGTGGCAGTTCAAAATTATTCATTTAATATTACTGAAATATTAGACACATAAATAAAAATAATTTAAATTCATATATATATATATGAGTTTAAATTCACTATTCAAACCAAACGATTTTGTTCTATACTGTTACTCAATCAATACGGTTATACCACAAGATACGGGAGCAACTGGTCCGACTGGCCCAACTGGAAATATTGGACCAACTGGACCAACTGGAGTAACTGGACCTACAGGATCAGCAGGATTTACTGGACCGACAGGAACAATAGGAGTCACTGGATCCACTGGACCCACTGGACCAACTGGACCAACTGGAATTCAAGGAATTCAAGGAATTCAAGGAATTCAAGGAATTCAAGGAGTAACAGGACCAACAGGAACGGTCAGTAGCTTAAATTATATATTTGCTACAACTGGAGTTGTAAATTTAACAAATTGGAATCCAACATCTCAATATAATCAAAATGCATATACAAATAGCAATTCAAATAATTGGGCTGTCAATCCAGCAATAGTGAATTCAAGTGGGTCCTCGAACACTGTTTTAGTCACAGCAACACAAAGTTTTTCATGCACTGGCTTATCGTCTTTCAAGATGGAAGCACAATTAAATGGTAGCACAGTCACAGGAGGGACGAGCTATTGCTCCTGCAATGCTAATTCATATGCCGGAATGACAGTATGTACAATTATAGATGTTCCAAGTTCTGGCCAGATAACCTTCTTAATAACAATGATGACGTTGAGCGGATCAAATTCAACTGTTCAGCTACAACCATTTGCAGTCAATATAACGCAAATTTAATAAAAAATAAATTTAATATATGAATATTAAATTTAGATTTGAATTTGATTAAAGAATTCATGAATTTCTTTAAGTTTATTTTCATTGCATGATCTTATACGATTATACAAAGTACTTTTATTAATCTTTGTGATATCTTTATAATCATATTTAATATATTTAACAGTGTAGACAGAGACATCACCATTTTTTTTTATATTTTTTCTAAAATAATATATATCACCATCAATAAAATTTTTGACATAAAATTTATATTTATCACCAGTTTCAATATTTAAAACTTCATCAGTTTCCAGAACATATTTATATTTTTTAGACATTTATATTATTATATGAGATATTTATTTTATAAAATATTTTATAAATTAAACTATTTTATAAATATGATTAAATAATAATATGATGAATAAAACATGACAATTAATAAATATAAATTAATGGCAATTTAAATTATGACAAATTTATAATAAGAAGAGAAAAAAAACATTGTATATTTATATGAATAAAAAATTATTAGATAAATATCAAGAAATTTCATTATCAAATTATGATGTATTTAATATTTTAGATAAAAAAGTAAGAGTATTAACATATCCAGAATTAACAAAATATAAGAATATAGATGATGTATTAAGACCACATGGATGTTTTGTATTATTATATTTAACAAAAGAATCATACGGACATTGGACATGTTGTATAAAATATAATGATAGAATAGAAGTATTTGACAGTTATGGGGATTCACAACCAGATGATGAATTAGAACAAATAAATATGAAATTTAGAAAAGAATCAAATCAATATTATCCATATTTAACAAAATTATTATATGAATCAGGATATCCAGTTGAATATAATGATTATAAATTTCAAAAACATAGAGATGATATAAAAACCTGTGGAAGACATGTTGCAATGAGAATTAAATTAAAAGACATAAAACTTGATGATTATTATGATATAATGACAAAATTAAAGAAAGAATTTAAATTAACATATGATGAATTAGTGACATTATTAACTATGTATGAAAAATGAATGAGATATGAAATCTTTAATGCATTGATAATAATAATAAATATTAGTATTATGATCGTATATATACATATATTATATATGTAGAAATTTATTTATTTATATATTATTTTGCATATCTAATGCAAGATCATCAATAACTTCATTAACTTCTTTTTTTGTCAATAGTGATAAAATAATTTTTTCCATATCATCAATAACTTCATTAAGTTCTTTTTTTGATAATTGTGATTCAACATCTTTAATTTCATCATCAAGTTCCATATCTTTAATTTCATTAGTTTTTTTTATTTGATTATTTAGATTCATAGCTTCAACAAGCCTTTTATGTTCTTCATTAGTTTGATCATATTGCAAATTAGTAGCTTTAATAATTTCAATATTTTTATTTAATATATTTGATAAATCATTTTCAACTTGTTTGAGATCTTTATTGGATAGTTGAGATGCTGTATTTTCAATAGCTTCTTCAAGATCAATATTACTTGGTTCAAAATTTTGAAGTTCAAATGATTTAATGGTGTCATCACGTAATTCATTTATTGGAATTTGATTATTTTTTAATTCTTCACTTAATATTAAAATTTCTGCATCAATTTCATTTATTTTCATTTGATTTGCTCTTTCTGGATCTAATTCTTGAATTATTTTACGATTAAGGCTATCATCAATATGTTCAATATGTTGAGGAATAATAACAGGTTTAATTTTTTTACGATCTCTGGTAATTTTAATTCTTGGGAAATATTCAGTTGGAATTTCATCAACTTTAATTTTTGAAAATATTTTTTTAATTTGTCTTTTTCTAGGAACTTTTTTTTTGGCAATTGTTTTTCTAGGAACTTTTTTTTTGGCAATTGTTTTTTTAGATTTTTGATTGAAAGCTTTAATAATTTTTTTATATTCTCGATCAGTTTGTTTCATTTGATTAGTCAAATTCATTGCTTTAATAAGTCTTTTGTGTTTCAGATCAGTTTGCTTCATTTGATTTGTCAAATTCATAGCTCTAATAAGTTTTAAATGTTTTATATCAGTTTGTTTCATGTGATCATTTAAATTAGAAGTATTAATTGATTGTATGACATCAGATTTATCATTTTTAATGATATTTTTATATTTTTTAATAACGTCACTAAGTTGTTTATTTTCAGATTTCAAAATATAATTGCATTTGTCATCGTCAATTTCTTTAATGTGTTTAGACATATTATATATTAACATAATAATTTATTAAAATATATATTTCTAATTATATAATATAAAGATGAATTTGAGAAATAGCAAATACTCACCAGATATAACATATTATGATGCATTTATATCAGGAACAACACAA